TATCAATAAAAGAAATAAACTTTATGGCTATGGTTGCATACTGCATGAAGAAAAATTTCATATGAAAAATAATAATAAAACAATCTTTGATTTTATCAATGCAATAAATTATAAAAATAGAATTGAATATGACAAGAAGATTGCGCCTGCATACATGTTATCCATGTGGTTCTCTCATGATATCAAACTATTAGACATAATAAATGAAATAAACAAAATTCAATTTACCCTACCCGATAAAATCATTTACAAATATCTTTATCACAAAATACCTAAAGGCAAGAGGTTTCTAAAATGGACAAAAAAGGATAAGGATAAAAATGTATCAGAAAAAATAAAAGAATCATTCAATGATCTGAATGGGAAATACAATATTTCTAAGAGAGAGTTTTCTTACTATAGAGATCTTCTTTTGAAGAAAGATACCGAATCTGATGTAGTAAATGAATATTTCTAAAAAATCTATTTACAAGAAACACCTATAATAGTAGAATAATGCATTCTGATAAAGGAGAACGAGAATGATATTGAATATAAATGAATTTAAGACTATACTAAAGAAAGCAACTATAAATTTTTCACTAGATACACTACAATTAAATATAAATGATGATAAAATATCAACAAAGATGACAAATTCAATAAATAATCCCATAGTCATACTTGATATACCTAATACATGTTTTCCAGATATTAAAAATAAGAAATCGATAAGTTTGAATTTTTCAGATCCTAATCAGAGTGTTATGCCATATATAAATTTGATATCAGGTGACACTGCTGATGTTGATATCGAAACGGAAAAAATGGTATTAAGATTCGATGATGGTAAACAAAAATGCAATATACATTTCTGCTCCCCTGAAGTTGTTAAAATCTTTCCTAGAGATATGGCGCGGAGTGATATAGAATATTTTGTGGAATTCAATCTTACAGATGATTTTATGCAAAAATATAACAATCTGAAAAAGATTGGGCCTAAGTTTGGAAAAGTGTATTTTGTGATTGAGGAATCCAAATTATACATGGAAACCACAGATAAGACTAATAGATTTGCTAACAATTTCAGGTTTGAAATAACTGATAATATATTATCGTCTGATCTATCTTTATGCTTCGATTACAGAAATATTTCAAATTTATTTCTTATAGTTGACAACCATGAAGACTTTATGGTAAGATTAACCTATTCTCATGAAAGGGATCTGGGCATGTTATATCTTTCTAAGGGTACAGAAGAAAGTTATTTTTTAATGTCTAGAGTTGATATAGGAAATTAATGAATGATATAGAGAAGGAAGAAATTCACAAGAAAAGGGAGAATAAAATGAAATTCAAAGTAAGATATGGTCTTGGCGGTGGTTTCGGTGGTCTTGATACTGGAGATGAAGAAATCGTAGAAGCTAGTAATTTAGAAGAAGCTACAATACTTGCCTGGGATTTTGCATGTGAATATTATGATCAATATGATGGTATGCATGGACTTAGATCTATTGAAGATATTGTAGAAGAGGAAGAAGTTTCCCTTTCGGAAGCCGAAGAAATATGGAATGATGAAAGAGAAAGCTGGCTTGAGTATGAAGCTATTCCGATAGAGGACGATATATGGGGCATAAATGAATTGATAAATCTGTAACCTATATAGATTATTATATATATTGTTCTTAATAAAGGGACATATTGGAGAAATTAATGAATGATATATTTTTTGACATACATCATATACAGGATAAAAGCTCTTTTATAAGAGACTGTATATCTAAATCATATGATGTTTGGTGTGATGAACTTGACTGTAATGTAAGTTTTGCTAGGAAACAAGTATATAAAACACCAGAAGATATAATAAAATATGCCGAAGAATCAAGTTTTAAACATTATGTATTTATATTAAGGAGATCATTACAAGAGACACCCTATATAGAAGCGAGTATAAGAACAGGTCATGATGGAATAGATTATTTCTTATGGATAAATATAAAATTAGATATGTTAGATTATTTTCAGAAAAAATATCATATCAATAAATCTTGACAAATAATAAAAGCTCTGATATACTAGATATATGAAAAAATTAATAGATGATATTATATTTAGACTGATTATCGCTTATTGCTTCTTGAGAAGAACAAGAATTAATGTAATTCCATGGGCGATTAATCCTTTCCATCTAAATTGGAAATGGGCGTTCAAAACCAAATTTATTCGGAGATATCCACTCCGTCTTAATTTTATATTGTTTGCGGCAAGAATAACAGATTATTAAAAGGTATCAGAATCGAGGAACTTAGGCCATGAAAAGAATTGATTCATTTCGAGGAGACTATTGCTTTTTATCTAATTTCCATCCATGCAAAATACAATACGAAGGTATTGAGTATACATCGGTAGAGCATGCGTATCAAGCATCTAAATCAATGAGTTGGAAAATACGGAAGGAAATCGCTAATTTGTTAAAACCAGGAGATGCAAAAAGAATGGGGAAGAATCTACTGATAAGAAAAGATTGGGATACTGTTAAACTCTCTATCATGAAAGAACTTGTTAAGAAAAAATTTTCTATACCAGAGCTCCAAAAGAAGTTGTTAGCTACTGGAGATGCTGAGCTAGTAGAGGGTAACTGGTGGGGAGATGATTTTTGGGGTGTCTGTAATGGACGAGGAGAGAATTATCTTGGTAAGATTTTAATGGAAGTAAGAAACTTTTATGCTGATAGTATAGAAGAGCGAAGGTGCGATGAGCTCAAAATTTGAGCATCTCTAAGGATACTGTCTAGGATAATGTACCTATAATGGCATCTAAAAGTCCTGTGGGGTTTCATTCCCCGCCTATCAGCAAGGGGCTAGTAGTAGTATTGATGGAATTAATATAGAACTGTAGCCACTATTGAATTCCATTTTACGCACTATTGAAACGGTGAGCGTTACAAGACTACAGTCGCAAATCCGGGCAGGTTTAAATCCTGCAAGCCCCATCTACTTATTATTATAGGGGGAATTTGAGTAAAATGAAATATTGGAGAATCAGTAAATTTTCTACAGGTCATATAATGGCTACAGCAACACCAGAAAATACTTTATGTTATCCTGAAAGAAGATTATATTTTTCGGTTGGTGCTTTTAAACGTGATTTTGGTGATGATGCATATATTTCTGATAGGGAAACATGGTATATTCCACTGGATATAGATCAAGGCTGAGTTTATGATTGCTGATAGAGAAAGGTAAGCCGAGGCGAGGTGTGGAAAGTAACCTCTACCCTGTCGGGAAATGTTACGAAAGGCACGAGTGTGATTCAAGCCGCTGTGTAGGCTTACCTTTCTATCTGGCCTCATATTAAAAAGGAGAGCTTAGGAGTAAACCCATATGGCAGATGTAAGAGATAAATTGATAAAGGCGATTGAAGTCCTTGCGGGCAAAATTACTGGTGACATCAAATCAGATGATGCCTTGAAGTTCGCCCAAGCTGCAGATATTACGGCAAACACACTACGTGTTCTAACAGATCTAAGTGCTTTAACAGATCTAAAAATTAGTGGGTATCATATCTTCTTTCACCCATAAATTTTTATTATACTTGACTAAATAGTATAACTTGACATTCTAGACAAGTCAGTTTATTTAATCAAGCGTTTTCAGAAAATATTGAAATCGCAAAGGACTCGCAAAGGGATCAAAGGGATGAAAAGGGTTAATGTATACTTTAATCAGTATTTTTTTATAGCCGTATTACATTGTGTTGATATTCCAGTAATTTTATTTTTTTTACAAAAGATATGCAGTGGGGTATCATATCTTCTTTCACCTATAAATTGGATGGATATTGGATATCTTTTTTGGGAAAAGGTATGTCTACCTCTAGATTTATATACCAATAGAATATCCAAGGTATGTTATATAAGAATACCATGGGAGTTTGCTAAAAAATATTTTCCAGATGATTATAAAAAGAATAGAAAAGGGGGATTTGTCTTTAAAGAATTTGAAAAAGAGAGGAAAGAAGTAGCTGCTAATATAGAAAAATTATGGACAATAATGCAGAAAACAATGGGCCCTGCTTATATGAAGAGAAAAATTATACAGAAAAATAAGAAAACAGAAAAAACAGTTCATTATGTTTAAAAATATATTTTACGATACAAGAAGAAGTATTATTCATTTATGGGAACAAATAGATGGTAGAAATATATATAATTCCATCCATTGGGTTCCCTATATTTTTAAAGAGAACAATAATGGAAAGTATAAGACAATAGATGGGAAAAATGTCGATAAAATCAAGTTTGATACATATAATACATATTGGTCTAATATACAGGAATGCCCTAATGATATACACGAAAATACCGTAAGACCTGAAATCCAATTTCTTACAGAGAAATATTACGATATTCCAGATGATGAGATTGTAGCTCCAAAGTTAAGAACATTTTATATAGATATAGAAGTGCATAAAGATATAGGCTTCCCATCAATTATAGAAGCTGAGGATCCAGTAGTTGTTGTGTCTATATATGATGATCTGGAAAAACATACTACTACATTTGGTATTCATCCCTTTCATAATACATTGGATGGTGTAACATATGTATATTGCAAAGATGAAAAAACTCTGCTTATAAATCTATTCAATTTCTTCAAAAAAAATCAATATGATGTACTATCAGGATGGTATATATACAACTTTGATCTTCCTTATTTAATAGCAAGAACTCAAGTATTATTCGGTGAGGATACAAATCTGTATAAGAGCTTGTCACCTATAAATATTATGAAAACATGGAAAGAAAAATCGAAATCACAATCTCTTCTTAAAAAACGACCTGATCTATCATCTTCTTTGAAAATGGATATAGCTGGTGTTTCCATTCTAGATTACCTTGATATATATAAATGGTATTCCCCTAGTAACCTTGAAAGACATTCCCTAGATTTTGTATGTAAATTTGAGCTAGGAAAAGGAAAAGTTGATTTTTCTGAATATGGTAATTTAAGAAATTTATATAGAGAAAATTGGGATTTATACGTAGAATATAATGTGGTAGATGCTAAGAGGGTAGGTCAATTAGAAGAAAAATTAGAATATATCAAGTTAGTCCAGGCTCTTTCTCTTTTGTGCAAATCCCCGATGAAAAATTATCATGCTATGACACAGCTTATAGAAGGGCTAATGTTGACATATTATAGACGAAATGATTTATGTGCTCCCCATTTTTGGGGTGGAAGGTCACAGGAGACATTTGAAGCTGCTTACGTAAAGGAGCCGATATCTGGTATTCATGATTGGGTTATTGATTTAGATATTACATCTTCTTACCCATCTCATATAATAACACTTAATATGTCACCAGAAACATATTATGGTCGTATTATTGGAATACAAGAAACAGAGGTAATGAAATATACATCCGAAAAAAAATTTCCAGAATTTAGTATTAATAGGAACTCGAATATATCAAGAATCAGTGGAAAAAATTTACGAATGTTCAATTCTGCGGTAGAAAAAAGATTGTTTAGTATCGCACCATGTGGATCAATATTCAAAACATCACCACTGGGTATATTTTCAATAGTCGAGAGAAATGTTTTTGAGAAAAGAGCAAATATAAAGTCCAAAATCTATAAACTTAGAAATTCTCTTTCGGAATTGGAGGGGGATGACTACAATAATGTTTATGAGAGGGCTACCCAGCTTACAGCTTTACAACAGGCATTGAAAATTATATTAAATGCTTTATTTGGTGTTACTAGTGTTCCATATTCTAGATATTTCAATCCTAATATATCTGAAGCAATAACATCTTGTGGTAGGCAGACAATTAAAGCAGGGGAAAGGATAGCAAATAAATTATTGAACAATCCAACCAGTGAAATCAAAGATATATTAGAAGATATAAAAAAATTAGCTGGTAATAGTTAAAATGGAAAATGATTACATTTATTACATAGATACAGATTCTTTATTTATCGGACTAGGAGAATTTCTAGATAATAATATAGGGACTTCTTGGCGAAAACTTGATGATGGTATAATAATCAAGTTTATGCTGAAAATAGCTGGGATAATCCAGAACCATGTAAATAATTTAATATATAGAAATATCCAAAGAAGAAATTACAATTCTGATGTCACTGATTTCAGAATAAATTTAAAACAAGAGATTATTTCTAAGACAGCATTATTCATAAAGAAGAAGAAATATGCTTATTGGATAGTAAATTCAGAAGGAACTCCGATAGATGAAATATCAGCTACTGGATTGGAAATCATTAGATCTGATACACCAGAGATAGTAAGACCTCTATTAAAAGAAATTATGACTATGGTATTAAAGAGATATTCTGATGACGAAATCACTAATTTTATCGAAAAAAGCAAGAAAGTGTTATATAATTCTAAACCAGAAGAAATTGCAGTAAATATTGGAGTATCAAATATAGCAAAGTATAAGGATGCTATAAAGGGAACTCCTTGGCATATAAAGGGTGTTTATAACTATCGGAAATTATTAAAAATATTAAAGATAGATAATATCTATGAAAATATACATGATGGTACTAAGGCAAAGGTATTATATGTTAAAAATAATTCTATGGGAATGGATACAATAACTTTTCTGAAGTGGCCGGATGAGTTTGATAAAATAGTACAGATAGATTATAATACTATGATAGATAAGTATTTTATTAGAAAAGTATCAATATTATTAGAACCTATGGGTAAAACAAACTTATTAAACAAGAAATTAGAAGATGGGCTAAATTATTTCTTTTAAAAGGAATTAGAAATGAGTAAAAACGATCTAATACATTTTCAGGGTGTAGTGACTAAGATACAGGGTAAGGGGACCATGACCATTAAATGTGATGATAATAACATGGAAATACAAGGTGTTCTCTCTGGTAAAATGAAAAAAAACAAAATTAATGTGATACTGGGCGATAGGGTTAGAATAAGTATTTCGCCATATGATCTAACTCATGGATTGATAACGTATAGGTATAAATAGAATGGTTTCTGTGATTGTCTCAACTGAAGAATTTTGGAAGAAGATGTGTTCACCCTCCTTTATTCGACTCGGGCCACACAAGGGTAGAATAGGAAATGTTATCTATCATACGTTTGCTCCACCAGAAAAGGTTGAAGGATTTTTACTAGTTAAGGTCAATAAATTATTACAATGTCTGAGTATTTCGGAATTTCCGAACAAGTCAAAGATAAAATGGAAAGAATAAAAGCATTGCTGTTAGGGAATAAATGGATAAATATTGGAAGATGGGAGAGATTAAACTGATACAAGGCGATTGCTTAGAGAAGATGAAAGATATTACCGATGAGAGTGTTGATTTGGTAGTATTTGATCCACCATATTTTCGATGTTCTAAAAATAAATACGACTATATTTTTTCCAACAAAAAAGAGTGGATTTCTTGGATGTTATCTATATCAGAAGAAGCGTTTAGATGTCTGAAAATAGGTGGTTCATTTTATGTGTTTGGTGGTATAGGCACAAGAAACGGATTTGCTTTCTGGAATTACATAGAGCAATTGTCAAACTCTTATACTTTTTGTTCTTACATTAACTGGAAACGCTTTAGACCGAAGGGGTATAAAGGGAAACACAATAATTGGGGGGATTGTCGACTTGCTCTTTTAGCCATCATTCCCCTACAAGCAAAGCCTGATTTTCAATCCATGTATTTAAGTAACTTATCATACGATCATCAGCACCACCAGCCTTAGCAACGCTGGCTATCGGTATATTATTTGATTCATCTGCATCCTTATAAGCACTATCATGAGATAGTTTTTTAATCTGATCGAATGTAAGGTTCTTTAATTGCTCGATTGCCTTATCAAGGGCATCAATATCAGATTCAGACAAATCTTTTATATTAGCTTGTTTTTGCGGAACAATGGTTATATTTTCGATAAAATGAATTGAGTCATTTAATAAATTGAGAAATTCAGCGGTAGAATTATAGTAACCATCTCCACGAACTTGTTTTAACATATCATATGTTTTTGATGGTACTGGTCCATCCTTCATAGCAACATAGAAATCACCGGTTATAGATCGTCCATATTTTGCGATATGCTTTCTGTCTGCAAAATATAAAACCTTTTGAAGCTTGTATAAATCTGCTCTCTTTTCTGGGGCTTTACTATTCAATGCATGCGCTACATAGAGAATAGCTGTCAAGGCTTTCTGCTCTTTAAATTTTGGTAACATAATTCACCCTCATTTTCTCAAATATGCAAAAAATAAAAATCCTTATTCCAATTACTCTGATTTTGTCCATGTTTTCAGAAGACACGCCTATTTTCCTGAGAAATTTGGTCGCACCTTCAGGAGCCGTTAAACCCTGGCCTATAGACATCACATCAAATAGTGACCCAAGGGGATCGCCCCGAGTCCCAGGGACGCCTTCTGGACCAGCTACGCCAGCCGCGAGAGCTTCGGGCCAATTGAGGTTTACATCATACGGTTTATATG